TTTGTAATTTCGTCTCTAACGTAGATGCTAACGGTAATATCATTTCTCCTACTTCAGATCAGTTCTTAGACGCTAACGCTATCCTTGATGACCAAGGCGCGGACGATATGGATAGACGTGTTGTCAATTCTCCTAAGACTGACGCGCGTACTACTAGCTCTCTGCAAGGCTTGCTCAATCCTACTCCTGAAATCTCCGCTCAATTCCGTAGCGGTAAAATGAAATCAGGCTTAGGGTATGGTCGTTGGTTCCGCGATCAGACTGTTATCACTCATACGTCTGGTAACTATACCAATGGCGTTACTATCTCTGGTGGTGGTCAATCTACTGGTACTGGCGGCGGTAATATTACTGTTTCGGCTATGCCGGGAGGCGCTACCTTACGCAAGGGCGATATTATCACTATTGACGGTGTTAATGGTGTTAACCGCGTCACCAAGCAATCTCAGGGTACGCTTCGCCAGTTTGTTGTAACTGCTGACGTTGGTGCTGGTGCTACTACTATTCCAATCTATCCCGGTTTGATTGGGCCTGTTGGCGGTTTTGCTGGCGGTGCAGATCAGCAATACCAAACCGTTGACGCTTTACCGCTCAATGGTGCTACTGTTCGCATGGTGACTAAGGCTAATGAGGTTTATCGTAAGTCTATTGCTTATACGCAAAAGGCTGTTACGATGGCTACTGCGGACCTTGTGTTACCGCGCAAGGCTATTGAAGAAGGCGCACGCGCCAACTTTGATGGTATTGCAATGCGTATTATTACTGACTACTTACCGAACAGCGATCAGTTAGCTACCCGCGTTGACGTGTTATTCGGGAAAAAGTACATAAGGCCCGAATGGCTCTGTGTTTGCGCTGATAGGGTGTAATATAAGTCAAGCCCTATCCCTTTAATTAGGGGTAGGGCTTATTATGTCTATAAAAAGGAAATTAAAATGGCTATTTTACCTACCAATCATTTAGATCAATCTATAGATCAGCCAGACATTATCGCGGCTCAAGATCAAAAATTTGTTAAAAATCCACATCCGTATAGTGTTTCAAATCCACATCCTAAGTTTGGTAAAGACACTAATATTTTAAATGAGCAAGGCCATACGGAATATCCTAAGATGATATACCCGCATGGAAAAGAAAATGCTGGTGTAGTCGCAAAGAATGCTGAAGAAGAAGCTAGTATACTTGGCGGCAATGCTCCTGAAGCCAAGCCTATCGAACCTCAACAGCAAAAAAATCAGTGGTCTTAATTTAAATGACAACAGCCCGCGATTTTGTAACTTTAGCAATGAAAGAGGCTGGCGTTTTAGGCGTTGGTCAAACTTTGCTGGCTGAAGATATAAACGATGGGTTTACTATTTTAAATATGATGCTTGATGAATGGCAACAAGCAAGATGGCTTGTACCTTCACTTCACGAAGTATCAGCTATAGGAAATAGTCAGAAGTCAAATCTTATAGGCCCCGGTCAATATTATAACACTCAAAGACCTGATAAAATACAAGCTGCTTATTTTAAACAAATAACAGGACAAGATAGCGTAAATAATCAAGTGAGTTTTCCTCTAATTCCTATATGGAGCTATGAGGATTACTCACTATTAGCTTTAAAAAATTTAAATTCTTGGCCGCAATATATTTTTTACGATAATGCTTATCCTTATGGTAATGTATTTGTTTGGCCTATTCCTACCGATCAATACTCTATACATTTAATTATCAAAAGCCCTATAGGCTTTACTATTCAAATCCAGAACGGGAATATACAAGACGCTGGTGCTGGATATGTTGATGGTACTTATGTTGCAGTCCCTTTGATAAATCTTACTGGTTTTGGTTCTGGAGCGACTGCGAATATCACAGTAGCAGGAGGTATTGTTACTGATTTTGAAATTCAAAACGAAGGCGAAGGTTACGTTATCAACGATATGCTTACTGCAAGCAATGTTGATTTAGGTGGCTCTGGCGCTGGCTTGGTATGGCGCGTAACTCAGGTTACGGATAACTTAGACGCTGAATTTAACATGCCAGCTTATTATAGAAGTGCTATACATTATAATTTATGCGTAAGACTGCGTTCTATGTATCAGCTTCCTCCAGATATAATGCAAAACAGACTAGCTAAAAATGGAAGATCGTTAATTAGAAAAGCTAACATACAAATACCTACATTAAAAATGCCTCCTGCCCTGCGTTTCGGTAGAGGTAATAATTTTTACATTTTCAATGCTGATGCTCATTAGGTATTTATTCCTAGATATACAAGTTGAAATTCTTGCTCAGATAAATTAAGTTTTTCTTTTGAAGGGAAAACTTATGAGCAAAATCAGATTAGAATTAAAAGGTTTAAAATTTAATAGTTGGACTGTAATTGAGATAGATGAAAAAAGAATAAATGGTAGTGTTAGTTGGCTTTGTATTTGTGACTGTGGAACTAAAAGAATAGTTAGAGGAAGTTATTTAAAAAGTGGACACTCTAAATCATGTGGATGTGTAGGAGCAAAAGAAACTAAAATTAGAGAAACTACCCACGGTATGACGCAAACACCACTACATAAAATTTGGTTAGGAATGAAGAACAGATGTTATAATAAAAATACAGTTTCATATCGTTCTTATGGTGAGAGAGGAATTAAAGTTTGCGAGCGTTGGTTAAATAGTTTTGAAACTTTTTATGCTGATATGTCACCTAATTATAAATCAGGTCTAACTATTGAAAGAAAAGATGTAAGTAAAGATTACTCTCCTGAAAATTGTTGTTGGATACCAAAGTCTGAGCAATCTAGAAATAGAACTAATACTATATGGGTTACTACAGAATTAGGAATTATGACTGTAAGCGAAGCTGCTAAAATTGCCGGAACTAGCTGGTTTTGTATGTATAATCGCCATTTAAGAAATTGTCCGATAGAAAAACTATTATTACCTCCAAATAAAGTTGGAAGAAGTTTTACAAATGGCGAGAATACCATTAATTAGCGCGGCGTATGCTGGCAAATCGGTGATCTCGTCAGGCATGGAGTGTGTAAACTTATACGCTGAAATTGTGGGTAAATTTGATCCACAAGCGCCAGTACCTATTACTTATTATCCTACTCCCGGTACACTTTTAAAAGCTCAAACTCCTAACAACGCTCCTATACGCGGATGTTATAGAACGAGCGCAGGTACAGCTTATATAGTATCAGGTATCAATGTTTATTATGTTGCTCCTGATTATTCTTTAATTTTAGTTGGCAATATAGCTGACAAACCTACTCAAGTTTATTTTAAAGATAATGGTATTGTAGTTGTTCTTGTCGATGGCTCTAACGGCTATGTAATCGACATGAGCAGTAATCAATTTGCTCAAATAATTGATCCTAATTTTTATGGGTCAGACTTTGTAGAGCTTTTAGATACATTTTTTATTTTTAATAATCCCGGTACAAATCAATTTTATATATCAGCGTCTAATGCTGATTTTGGAATGCTTACTAATACTGGTATCTTGTTTGGTACTATTAGTAACGCTGGATATGGTTATGTTAACGGATCATATTCTAATGTAAATTTAACTGGCGGGAGTGGAACTGAAGCACAAGCTAACATAACTGTAGGTGGTACAGGAGTTAGAACAGGCACTATTACTACCCCCGGTACTCTTTATACAACAGGAGTTTATTTAAATGTTCCTCTAACTGGCGGTGGAGGAGCAGGAGCTATAGCTGATATTACTGTAGCTGCTGGAGCAGTTACAGCAGTAAGTAATATCAGGCCCGGTACAGGCTATACTATAGGAAATACTTTATCTGCTTCTGCTGCTAATATAGGCGGTACTGGTAGTGGATTTGTATTTACTGTAAATACTTTAGGTGGAGTTGTAACTACATTAGATATAGTCAATCCCGGTAAAAATTACGCGATAGGAAATATACTTTCAGCTTCAAATGTCGATTTAGGAGGAACAGGACAAAATTTTGCATATACGTTAACAGATATGCAATCTGCTTTTGATCCTTTAGACATTGCAGCTAAGTCTGGTTTTAATGATCCTATTGTAGCTATAATAAGCGTTCATAGAGAACTTTGGTTAGTTGGAAACTTAACAACTGAAGTTTGGATAGGTACTGGTGCTGCTGATTTTTATTTTCAACAGGTTCAAGGTGCCTACATTAATCATGGTTGCGCGGCTCCTTACTCAATAGCTAGCCAAGATACTATTGTATTTTTTATTCAACAAGACATGCAAGGTAATGGCTTAGTATTGCAAGGACAAGGTTATGACGTAACAGAAATATCTACTCCTAGAATAGTAGAAGAATTTAAAAGCTACGCTAATTTATCAGACGCTATTGGTTTCTGTTTTCAAATAGCCGATCATGCTTTTTATGCTTTAGTCTTTCCATCAGCTAGTAAAGGTTGGTTATACGATCTTACTACTAAAATGTGGAGCGAGTGGAATTGGACTGATGAAAATGGAAATCTTTTAAGACCTAGAGCCAACTGTTGTATGTTTGCTTTTGGTGTAATTCTTGTTGGCGATTATCAGTATGGAAAATTATTACAATTAAGCGTCGATGTATTTACAGATGAAGGAACTCCTATAATTAGAATTAGGACTTTCCCACATTTAGTAGATGAAGATAGATATGCTAGAATAGTTTACAATTCTTTTGATGCTGATATGCAAGTAGGAGATATTTTAGATTTAGAAGCTGACCCTCAAATCTACCTAAGCTGGTCAGACAATAAAGGTGTTACTTATGGTAATCCTGTTGCTCAGTCTTTAGGTAAAACTGGCGAATATCTCACTACTATTTCTTGGAATAGATTAGGTATGGCTAGAGATAGGGTTTTTAAACTTCAATGGTCTACTAATAACGATACTGCTCTAAACGGTGGTTTTATCACTAGAAAGAGAGCAGCTACATGACACAACCTGTATTAAATTTAAATTCCCCTATAGGCGAAGTTAAGAAAGATGCTCGCGGTAGATTAGTTACTTATTTGATTGCGCCTTGGAATAGTTTCTTTCAACAGTTTGTACAGCCCGCTCCTGCTGTAGCTACAATTGAGCTTACAGGTTCACCTTTTAAATTTACTCCTAATGTAAACGGTAATTTGATTATTTCTGGTGGTGTAGTCTCAAATATATCTCTCATGAGAGGTACAGATACTATAGACCTTACAGGGGAAAAAATAATTCCTACTGCTATTAACGATAGCGTTTCTATTACTTACTCTAACGCTCCTTCTGTAAAATTTTTAGGTGATTGATATGTTAGATATAGTAAAGAATACTAATGAAACAAAATCAGATATAGAAAAGGTTTATGAATTAGAAGCTCTCATGAAACTTCAACCTCAACTTCAATTGAAGGTTGTTAATTATTTTTCTCATGGTGTTTACGCAAGAGAACTTCATATTCCTGCTGGTACAATGTTGACTGGAGAAATCCACAAACTCGAAAATTTAAATATTTTGTCCCAAGGAGATATTTCAGTTTTGACAGAACGTGGTATGGTCCGCGTTCAAGCGCCTTTTACGGTGGTTTCTCCTCCCGGTACAAAGCGCATAGCCTATGCTCATACGGATTGTATTTGGACAACAATCCACGGAACATTTGAAAAAGATATAGATAAAATAGCTCAGTATTTCATAGCTACATCTGAGCAGGAATATTTAGAATATTGTGGGCATTTTGGCAATCAATTAGCATTGGATTTAAATTAAGATGTTAGATATTGATGGACAATCTAAGTCTTTTTTTAAAGACGAATTATTCATAGACCCTTGTATATGTAATGCATGGGTAGCAACAGCTGTTGTTGGTGGTGCTGTAGTTGGAGCAGCGTCTACCGTTTATGCTTCTGGTAAAGCTTCCGACGCTCAAGTTCAAGCTGCAAATATTGCGGCTCAAACACAGATGAGAATGTATAATCAAACTCGCTCAGATTTGGCTCCTTACCGCCAAATGGGTGAAGATGCTTATGCAACATTACAGCCAAAATTAAAAGATTTAACTGACGGTGTTTCTATCGATCCTAATGTATTAAAAGATAGTGACTATTATAGATTTACTGAAAGTCAAGGTTTAAAAGCTGCTCAAAATTCTGCCGCAGCTAGAGGATTAGGTAAATCAGGAGCAGCATTAAAAGGTGCGACTTCTTTTGCTGAAGGACTAGCCACTGGTACTTATAAAGACGCTTTTAACATGGCTGTAACTAATCAAACGAATACGTTTAATCGTTTGAAAAGTTTAATTGATACTGGAAATAATGCTGCGGCTCAAACTGGTTCGGCTGGTAGTACAGCAGCCACAGGAGCAGCTAATGCTCAAATAGGCGCTGGTAATGCTCAAGCTGCTGGTTACAATGCTATGGGTGGAGCAGTATCTAACGCAGCTAATAATATTGGCGGATATGCTGCATATAAAGGATTGTATGGTGGAAGCGGCTCACCTAGCAGCACTAGAGTTGGTGGAAACTTTGGCGAAGCTTACGCGGCTTAAAGGAATTTAAAATGGCTGAAGTCGATACCTCCTCATATCTTAAGCCTGCTGCATTACCTCAGCAGAAATCGCTATTGGATCAAGTAGGACAATTCCAGCAATTAGAGAGCGGAAAGAATGTTATTGAAAAGCAGAAACTTGATTTAGTTAATCAGCGTTTCAAAGAATTATCTAAAGGCTTTGTTGGATTGATTGCTGATAAAGATTTAAATGAAGATAAGATTAGAAAGTATGTGACCGATCAAGTTAAGCTTGGTTATATACCTCCTGAAATGGCTGCACAGACTATATCTCAATTACCGTTAAATGCTGATGCTAATACTTTAAGAAAGCATTTGGAAATGAACCTCCAACATGCTCAAACAACTATGGAAGCTTTAAATTATAATTTTGGCTCTAATGCTACTGTTAGCGATGGCGCTACCAATACACAAGGAGTTATGGCTAGCCCTGCTAAAGGTGGTGGCTTTACTCCTGCTACTCAACAGAATTTACAATTGCCTCCCGGTATACCTAATGTTGATGATAAAGGCCAAAAAGGTTATCTAGGCCCTGCTGGTCCTGCTGGTACTCGCCCTGCTAGAATGGCTGTAGAGGAGCCTTCTCCTGTCGCGGCGGCTCCTGCTGCTCCCTCTCCTTCGCCAGCGCCTTTACAGGCTGGCCCGGTTAATAATCCTGCGATACCCGGTCAAAGCTCTAACTTTGGTGGCCGCGTTCTTTCAGCTAATGTAGAGCCTCCTGCACCTCCTGCAACATTTGCTGAGCGTATCGACGCAGCTAGACCACAAGGTAGAGTTGTTACAGATTTAGCGCCGGGCGTAATGGAAGCTAGACAAGCTGTTACCAGTCAATCTGGTAAGCAATTTGCCGATGATCTAGCTAGAGCTAGAAACTTTAAGCAAGACCTTTATCCGGCTGAAGCTGCTTTAAAAGGTGTTCAAGAATTAGGTACAAGAGAAGTAGGCCCCGGTACTCCTGCTCTTAATGATTTAAAGAGTGCTATTATTACATGGCTTCCTAATGCTGATAAAGATACTATTAATAAAGTTGGCACTTTCCAAGAAACTAGAAAGTATCTTTCTCAAATAGCTAGAACTTCTGGAAATACTGGTACTAACGATCAGTTAGCCGCTGCATTTGAGGCTAACCCTTCTATCACTATGTCTAAAGCTGCTACTGAGAATGTTTTAAAATCAGTTATAGCTTTGCGTAAAATGCAACATGCTCAAGTGTTACTAGCTGAAAATGAAGGTGTTAAGCCTGAAGATTATTCAAAGTGGATTGCCAAAAATCAAAACAATTTTGATGCTAGAGCTTTTGGTTTCGATATTATGAGCGATGAAGCTAAGAAAAAGCTTGTTACTGAATTAAAGAAAGACCCTAAAGCATTGAAGAAGTTTGAATATAGCTTACAATTTGCTCATGATGCTGATTTGATTGCGCCTCCAGCGAGAAAATAAATGGGACTGTTGGACGATTATTTAAATAGTTCCAGCTCTGATACTCCAGCTAAAGAAGTAAAGCCTTCTTCTGGTGGATTATTAGAACAATATTTAAATTCGACTAGCTCTGAAGCTAAGCCTAAATCATCTGCGCCTATAAGACCGCCTATTTCAGGTGTTAGCTCTGAAGCATCTGATGAAATAAACGCTCAACCTGTTAAAGCTGGTGGAGCAAATCCGCGTGATAGAGTTTTGATAGAAGGAATTAAAAACCTTCCTAATAATGTGGGCAATTCGATAGTTGAAGATGCTAAAAGCGGATTGTCTACAGTAGCGGAAGGAGTAAATGATACATTTTCTGGTAAGCCTGCTTCAGGTATTGGTAAAGTTGGCTTAGGAGCTTTATCTACTCTTGTATCTCCTTTAACTGGTACTTCTAAAGAAGTTATCAATAAGCCTATAACTGAATTAACTGGTAATAAGCAAGCTGGTGATATTGCTGAAATAGCTCTCACTGGCGGTTTACCTATAACTAAAG